CGGGCGCGACTTCGCGACCAGCACCCGATCATCCGTGCAGATCAGAATCCCCGACGGATGCCCGTCCGGATACGCACCGTAATCGTAGTAATACCCGGTGTGAAAGTTGTAGCGCGGCGGTCCGTTCCCGCCCATGACGCGATTGAATTCCTGCACCGTCATGAAGTCGGCAATCTGCAACTTCATCTTCACGAACGACGCGCACACCGCCGCCTCCTGCCGCTTCGCCCCGTCCGCCGTCGCCGGCAGGATATTTCCCCACGCAATGACGCGCTTGCCGTCAGGCGTCACAACACGGATTTTCGGGCTCCCCACATACGTCGCCAACGGCACTTTCGGATCAAGCATTTTCATTCTCCTGATGATGTTTTTTTCTAAACCATCCACGCATTCACGCTGCGCCCCGCCCACTCGCGCGCCATCGGCGCTTTTTTCTCCACCTTCGGACGCATTCTCGGATTCTGCGAGCCCCGGAAACCCTGCGCCAGCGTCCCAAACGCATCCGCACCGTGCGAAGTCCAATCATGCTCCGGGTTGTCCCCCCACATCATTTTCTTGTCGTCCCATTCCTTGTGATACTGCTGCAAACATTCGACCAGCCGTGCGCACTTGACCTTATCGAAACGCGATCGCGAAATCATCATCCGGGACGCATTGACGCGATCCATGATGCTCGTTCGCGGCATGACGCGCAGGGGCCGCACTTGCAAATCCAGCAACGCCTGCTTCCGACTCGTTCCGTTCGCCCCCCATTCATGCACCGCTACATCATGCGGCAACAAGTGTTCGTCATACGCATACGGTTTCTCGCGCAGCGTCTTGGCAAAAAAGTCCGCACCCTTCCCCGAGTGTTCAATGTAATCGATGAAATGCACCCACGGCCCGACCTCCTGCGCAATCGCAATCGCCGTCGAGTCATGATAGCCAATGTCCCAGCCCGTAACAGCGCCCCCACGCGGATCGTAAGGCAACTCCATGATCCGACCTTCCCCTATCGCCTGCGTCATCAAGGAACCGAAATACGCCCCCGGAAACGACGCATCAAACGAACAAAAATATTCCTGCTCGATGATCGCATTCGCTTCGTCCGCGCCCATTTCGCGCGTCATTTCCTTCCGTTCCTGCTCGATCCGATCGAGAGGAATCGCACCCGTGTCCGCAACCGTCAGAAGTTCGCAAAACCAATTCGGATCGGACTTCGCCCCGTCGTACATCTTGTACGCATGATTGCGCCCGCGCGGCGTCGTTATGAACAACGCCCAACCATCGTTTTCCACAAGAATCGGACGCAACAAACTCCACGACTGCGGATCGGCTAGGGAAAATTCGGAGAACACTACGCCAACAGGGGGCGACCCGAGCAGCGAATTGAAATTATCGCTGCCGACAACTTGCCACGTTGATCCGTTCGTAAACCGGATGAACATTTCCTGCTCGTTCGTCGTCGCGCGCAGCGGCAGGGGGAATGCTTCGTCAATGCGGCGGATGCCGGTGTGCGGATTAACGGCGGTCCAGATCGCTTTGCGCGCTTGGCTCGCCTTCGGCAGCATATGCCAGTAATTCCCTACTCGCTCATGGCCTGCGCAGGAAGTCCAGCGCAGCGCGAATTCGTCTTTGCCTGCGCGACGGTGCCAGATCGCGCATACGCGGCGTGTGCCGCGTTCTAGCGCTCCCCAAACGCCAAGCTGATAGTCCCGGGGTGCCCAGCGGTACGGCAGATCGATGTTGAGCGAGCCATCAGCGTTCACGATCGCTCGCTTTGCTTTGCAGCGTGCGCGTCGATCGCGGCAGTTGCGTCGTCGTCGGCATTCGCATCGATGGATGCGCGCTGATCTTTGCCGACGACGAAACGCTGCACCGTGACGTTGATCGTCGTCGGCCCGCGCTGGCTCGCCGTTGACGGCGGCGCGTACAGATCAGGCCGCAAGCGTTCGGCATCCCATTGACGCGCGTTGACGCGCAACTTTTGCAGTTGAACGAACGCAGGATCGATGCGCTTGATGCCGTGCTTATCCGTGTAAAACGCAACCGGATCGCGCAGCGAGTCATCGGCAAGCGCTGCGGGTTGCTCCCCGTATATCGCGCCGCGATTGCGCAGCGACTTTTCGTATGCAACGCACAAGTCCGGAGACTGCGAAAGCGCATCCCAAAACACGCCCGCCGCGATGCCGTGCGATGCGCTGGCGTGCGCAACATCATCGCCAGCGCCGACGGCCCGGATGATGCGCAAACAGATCGCGTTCAGGCGCGCTCCGATCGCGTTAGCGCGATCGCGTGCGCGTGCCCGTTCGGCGATCATCGCCGCGCGCTTTGCTGCTCTGACGTCGGGCGGGGTGAGGGATCGCCCGGGCATGGCGCTACATTCCCGCCGCTGATGGGCTCAGATCGATCGCTGTTGCGTCGGACGGTGCGGGGTGAGGGTTGGGCACGTTGCTGGCTCGTTTTGTCGGACTTGCGCTGACAATTGCGGTTATACGCGCGTCAATGGTCGCCTTGCAACTGCGAAAGTCGGGCGCGGATGCGATCGCGGTAATGCTCGCTTGTTTCGCCTTGTTCCGGTGGCAGATCGATCGCCTTGCCTTTGGCGATGATGCCGGCGTCGGAAGCGAACCAAGGCAGGCGGGCGCGTGGCGCTGGCGGCACGCTGCTGATCGGTGGCGCGGGCGGGGTGTAGCCTTCGCCGTTGCCTTGGGGTTGCTGTTCGGTTTTGCTGTTCAGGGAAGTATATCCCGGTGTTGATCTTGCACTTTGCTTTTCGCTTTCCGGTGTTGCGCTCTGTCCTAACATAGAGCCCTTGTTATATATAAATGCAGAAGCAAATGCAGACGACGATCCCCCGGGGATATCGGGGGGGATATCCCTTGCGGACTGTAATTGCTTGGGACGCGGCACGTTTGCGTTGCGGAGTGAAAGCGAGCCGCAACTTGCTTGATACTCGCGCGCTGATTCGTCTTTTACCATGCGGGCGCTGTAGATTATTCCGTGATCGTTTTTGCGCGCTACGCCCTTTGCGAGCAATTCCTTGATTGCTTTTCTGTAGCGCTTCAATGTTACTTGTGCGGCGCGTGCGGCCTGTTCGTCGGTCATTGGCGCATTATTGAGCGCCAGATGCCCGTAAGGTTTGCAATCGTGCATGATCGCAAGTAGATCGATCCATAGGCCGCGCGCATCGAGATTTGTACTGCGAAGTTCACGATCAGCGAGCCATTCGCGCGGATAAAATTGGAATGAGGGGCGCTTCATGTTGCCTGCTCTGTCGGTTTGATGGATATCCTTCGGGGTATCCCCCGGGGATATCCCTAGGGGTATCCTTCGGAGTGTATTGTTTCATGTGAAACGCTACGGGGGACGGAGCGCGCTTTCCATCATCGCGGGCGCGTGGCGCAGCGATTGCGGCGTGCAATAGAACACGCGCCAGCCCGCCGTCGCGGCGGCGTTTAGCTTGGCGTGCGCTGCGACGATCGCCGGGCCGCGCGTATGCGCGCCGCCGTCGAATAGCCCGCCGTCAATCTCTAGCGCGATGCGCAGGCCGGGCCATGCGAAGTCGAAGCGCCAGCGCCGCGCGGCGTCGAATTCGTATTCGGGGACGGGCATCGGCAGCGAGAGCGCGCGGAACAGCGCTTGCACGCCCGGATACTTCGTCGGATGCGATGCGCGCGGCGTGGCGGGCTCGCTGGGGGCCTGCGCGCGCCTTTCCAGACGTATGCTCTGCCCCGTTGCAATGCCGGGCGCTGCCGGCAGTCGCCATCGTTTCGCCGGCATGGCGAATGCCCCTTATGCCGTCAGGGATACGCGGCGGGCGGATGCCTTGCCGTTGGCACGCAATTTGCCCCGCGTCAATACCTGTATTTCATATTGGACCGCCCGGGGGATACCGTCGCGCCACGTTGAAACCGTCGTTATCGGGCGCTGTAGCGCCCGGGCGGCGGCGGTGAGCCCGCCGTAATGCCTTACCAGTTGGGTGAATGTCATAGTCCCCCAATCCTAACTACGGCCTAACGTAAGGTCAAGGCCCGGCCCGGGCCTGCCGATTGGCCTTGCACCTTGCAATTTATTTGTTGACAGCATACGGATATCCGTATTACTATCTGCTCTGTCGTACCCCTTAACTAAATTGGAGTATCAAACATGAGACATTATCGGATCAACGTAGCGAAGCAGACCGGGCAAAAGAATTTTGATGGCGCGCTGGCCTATGCTTGGTATTGCGATATCGATCTGCGCGATTGCACCGCCGACGAAGCGTTCGCAAAGCACGCTGCCATTGCTGAATCCTTCGGCGATAAGTACAGCGTCAGCATGACGCTGACAGAGACGCATAACTATATCGTCGCCTAAGCGCCGACTCTGTTAGCGCTTTGCGATGCTGCAAAGCGCTAACGGGGCGACAGTGCCCGATAGCAACTAAACCTTTTTGGAGACGCCACAATGGAAACGAACACGCTACGCCCGGGCCTGCTGGTAGGGCTGAAAACGTCCCTTCGCGGGAACGTGTCATACGTCAAGCGCACGATCGTCGCCGATCAGTTGATCGCCGACGAAACGCGCTTTGCCAAATGGGAGACGGAGCGCACGATTGCCGATGCAGCAGAGCACGCGCTAGCGTCATCGGTGCGGCGTGAGGCGACGTACACCGTCGCGAAGATTTGCGCCGCTACTGCCTTCGGTTACTTGTGCCCGGAAGCGAAGGCGGCGGAGTTGGACGCTGCCATTGCCGAAGCGCGCAGCAAAATCGATGCCTTCAATGCGACGGCGAAGATCACTCGCATTTCCCTGTACGTCATCACCGGGCGCGTCGCGCAGGACGACGTAGAAGCTGCCCGCGCCATCAAGGCGGAGTTACGCGACATTCTGAGTCTGATGGAGTCGGGCGTTGCAAACCTTGATCCGGCAAAGGTCCGCGACGCAGCGCGCCGCGCGCAGGAAATCGCAACGATGCTGTCCGACGAAGGCAAGGCCCGCGTGCAGGACGTTATCGACGCGGCGCGCAAGACCGCCCGCGCCGTCGTCAAGGCGACGAAGGCAGGCGAAGTCGCAGCGCTGGCGATCGATGGCGAAGTCGCGCGCAAGATCGCGACGGCCCGTACCACGTTCCTAGACCTTGACGATGCCGCGCCGCTGCTGATCGAGCATGACGCCAGCGCCCGGGCGCTAGACCTTGATGCGCCCGCCGTCGTTGATCTGTCGGGCGCGCTGCCCGTCGTCGCGATCGAATTGGAGTAGCGATCATGCCCTGCGACACAAAGTTAAAACCGCAGCAGACGATCAGCGAGCGGATCGCCGAAGTCCGCAGCGCTGTCGATCGCTTCGCTGCCGGGCTGATCGCGGGCCGCATTAAGGCCCGCGTTGGCGCGAATGGGGGCGTGGCGTTCGATGGCATCGACGCGAAGGATCGCGACGGCGTAACCGATGCCTGCGCGTACCGTCGCATCATGGTGAGCGGATCGCCGCTGGCAAAGGCGGCGATCGCGAAGGCTGAACAGATGGCGGGCCGGGGCATCGATCGTCAGGCGATCGGGCAAGGTCTGCATTCTCACGATGGCGGTCAAACATGGCACAAGGGGCATTGATGGAAACGATCCTGATCGGTTTTTTGCATCCGCTGTCGGGCGCGGATCACTTGCTGGCGATGGTATCCGTCGGCGTATGGTCGGCGCGCATGGGCGGGCGTGCGGTGTACGTCCTGCCGGGCGCGTTCCTGCTGGCGATGCTCGCGGGCTCGATCGCGGGCGCTGCCGGCGTGCCCCTTCCCGGGGTTGAAGCGGGCATAGGCGCTAGCGTCATAGCGCTAGGGCTCGCCGTGGCGCTGGCGTTGCGCCCGGGCCCGCTGCTGGGCGCTGGCATCGTGTTTGCCTTTGCCCTGCTGCACGGGCACGCGCACGGTACGGAGTTGGGCGCGCTGGCGCTGCCGGGCCTGCTGCTGGCGACGGGCCTGCTGCATGGGGCAGGCGTGGCGATCGGTGCCCGCCTGCCGGCATGGGCGGCGCGCGTGGCAGGCGCAGGCATGGCGCTTTGCGGCGTCGCATTGATCGCTTGACGGTTACGGATATCCGTAGTCTAATCGCATTTCCCGGGCGCGCCGCGCCCGGGCCTTACAGGAGCAATCGAACATGAATCAAGCTAACAATGGATCGCGCGCCGCTGCCGATGTATCGGCGCTGCTGCGCGCCCGGAATTCCCTGTTGTGGATCGTCACGCGCGAAGAGGCGCGGGTTGAGCGTGCGCTGTTTGAAGCTGCCGCAGGCGCGCATTATGTCGCGCGGACTTGGGACGTTGCGCAAGGTGCCGCCGATATCAGCGGCGCGCCTTTCGGGCGCAATGGCGAATTGAACGATCCGGCAGCGATGCTGACCGCGATCGCGGGCCGTGCCGTCAACGGCGACGAACGCGGCGTCTGGATTATGCGCGATCTGCCGGCGTGGCTTGGCGGCGCGTCGGGCGCGGTTACGCTGCGCCAACTGCGCAACCTTGCGCGCTCCCTGCCCGTCGCGCCGCGCGATCGCGCGCAGGCGATCATCGTCTTGTCGCCGTCGGGCGAAGTCCCCCCGGAGTTGGCAGGCCACGCGACGGTTATCGAATGGCCTATGCCGGACCGCGCGGAAATCGCCGCGATCCTTGATGGCGCGATCGCGGGCCTGCCCGACGATATGCAGGCCAGCGCCGCACCCAACGGCACGCGCGACGCTGCCATCGATGCCGCTGTCGGACTGTCGGGCGAAGAGGCAGCGTCATGCTATGCGCGCTCGCTTGTGCAGTCGCGCCGCATCGATCCGGCCATTGTGGCGGGCGAAAAAAAGCGCGTCATCGCTCGCGAGCGTGTTCTGGAATGGATCGATCCGATACCGGGCGGGCTCGATGCCGTTGGCGGTCTGGAAACCTTGAAGGCGTGGCTCGCCGTGCGCAAGTCGGCGTACAGCAGGCAGGCGCGCGAATACGGTCTGCCCGCGCCCAAAGGCGTGTTCTTGTTTGGCGTGCCGGGTTGCGGGAAGTCGCTGACCGCCAAAGCGATCGCGACGGCATGGGGCGTGCCCCTGCTGCGCGTGGATTTGGGCGCGCTAAAGTCCAAATTCGTTGGCGAAAGCGAATCGAATCTGCGCAAGGCGTTCAAGGTCATTGAGGCGATCGGGCGCTGCGTTGTTTGGTTCGATGAAATCGAAAAGTCATTGCAAGGCGCGACAAGCGGCAGCGCCGACGGCGGAGTGTCGTCGGATGCGCTGGGTGCAATCCTGTCATGGATGCAGGACCGGCAGGGTGAGGCGTTCGTTGTGGCGACGGCGAATGATGTTGACGCGCTGCCGGAACCGATTTTGCGCAAAGGCCGGTTTGACGAATTATTTTTCGTTGACGTTCCTAACGCTGATGATCGCGTCTCCGTCCTGCGCGCCGCGTTGAAGGCGAACGGGCGCGAAGGCGCGACGATCGACGTTGCGGCAGTCGCGGATGCCTGCGACGGTTTCATCGGCGCGGAAATCGCCGCGATCGTACCGGAAGCGCTGTTTGCTGCCTTCAACGATGGCGCGCGGGAGTTGGCGACGGGCGATTTGATCGCCGCCGCTGCGACGGTTGTGCCGTTGACCAAGACCGCAGGCGACAAGGTAGAAAAGCTGCGCAAATGGGCCGCAGGCCGGGCCCGCCCGGCAGCGCGTGCCGAAGGCGCTAGGACCGCCACCAAGGCCACGGCGAAGCGGGCGCTAGACCTTGCCTGACCGTCGGCGCTGCAAATGCTCTAGGACGTTTCTAGAGCATTTGCGGGGCACGATTCCCGGGCCTGCAATGCAACCTAATGGAGACGCCAAAAATGAACACCCCTTTGTTAGCGCCCCGCGACCAAGTATCGCGGTTTTACGATGATCCGACGCCAGCGGGCGCGGTCGCGCTGGCGCGGTCCGACCATGAGGCAGCGAACGGCGGCATCGGCATGGCGACATTCGTTTATCAACTGAACCGCGCCGAAGCGATCTGTAAGCTGCACGCTGAATTGTTGGAAACGCTGAACGCGCTGCGATCCAACATCGATGTTTCAACGATCAACCGCAGCAAGCGGTCCGCCGCGCGCTGGGGCGAGTTGGCGGAGCGTGCCGAGTCTGTACTAGCCCGGGCGGTGCAATCATGAGCCCGCCCCGCATAGTCACCGTCGGAATGCTGCGCGAATTGCTTGCACTCTGCAATCCGGACGCGCCAGTGTTCGCCATGCAGGCCGGTCGCCCGCTTGCCTTCGGCGCGCCGATGATCGAGCGCAGGCGCTACAGCGACGGGGCGCAGTTTGACGGATACGCGATCAACGTGGAATCCGCGCCCGTCGAAAAGATCGCGCCGCTAGGACCGCCGCTGTCGAGCCCGCATGAAATGAATCCGGGCGTGCCGTTCGATTGCCCGACTTGCCGGATCAGGCATAGTGGCGCGTGCAAGGTGCGACCGTGAGCCGCCGTCAGCGAAGGCCCGTAGAATCGGCGTGGCAGCATCGCGAGTATCGGCACAAGGTAACGCTCGCGGACTTCTACGCGGCGCGCCTGAACGCGATTGCGGTGCCTTGGGGATCGTTTGAAGCGGCGCGCCTGATGGGCGCGCCCGTATCCCTGCCGGATCGCACGCCAACGCGCGAGCGGATCAAGCTGGACGCCCGGAAGTTGGCGACGCGCTGCCGCAAGTTTTTGACGCTGGGCACGGAGTATGCCGCCCGGGAGACGTTCGCGAAGCGCAGGGACGGGCCGTGGCCTTGTACCGTGCGCGTCGGGCCGGGCGCGGTCAACATGGCGCAATGGCCCGGGCCCGGGCGGGCGCGCATCGTGCAATGCGACGCGACTATGCGGGCGGCAGCATGACGCGCCCGATCGCGCTACAGGGATTGGCCGGGCAACATACGTCATGGGCGGCGCGCGGCAGCATCCGACCGACCGAAGGCCACAATTGCCTTTGGTGCGGCGCGCCTTTGCGATCGTATCCGTATCCGACGGCGATCCCACGCCTTGCAAAAGAACGCGGACGCTACGCGGACAATGCATTTTGCTCGATGCGCTGCGGGTACGCCTTCGGCGTTACGGCGGCGCGCGGCGGTACGCGACTATCGCCACCGAAAGGGGACGCGCCATGATGGGCCTATCGCTGCGCTTTCAACTGATCTGCCCGGTCTGCCAACTGGAACGAAGCGTACACGGCGATGCGGCGGAGTTGTTGCTGTTCGGATATGTAGCGTTCGCGGTCTGTCCGAAGTGCGGCAATCAAGTCCACGATTTGCAGCGCGATCAAAACTACCGGAAGCGCGTGCGGCGTTTCGTCGCGCAGCAGCGAAAGGCGGCAGCATGATCCTATACCACGGCACAACATCGGCAGCGATCGCAGGCATCCGCGCGGGCGGCATCAAGCCGCGCGGCGGCAGCGGGCGCAACAACTGGAAGCATACGGTCGGATCGAGCCCGCGTAGCGTCTATCTGTCGCGCTGCTATGCGCTGCACTTCGCCGTCTCCGCGATACAGGGAGACGAATCGCCCGCGATACTGGAAATCGATAGCGATCTGCTCGATCCGGACGCGCTGCACGCTGACGAAGATGCG